TAGTTAAAGGCTGGTTAAATGAGTTGCGCCCTAATGGTGGCTCTAGTATGAAGGATCAATTAACACGATTAGAACAGCGTGTCGATGATCTCTTTGTCTTAATCAGTAAGCGATAATTTTAATTATGGCAACTAAACGTAAAGCAAAGAAGAAGCCAGTACGTAAACGCAGGACTACTAAAGAGCCTGTACTTACAAAGCTAGATTTCTGGGCTATTGCAGCTAATGAGGTTTATATGGCTTGCCGTAAATCTGGTATGGATGAGGGCACAGCATTAGCCTTTGCGATGGATAGATCAAGTTATCCAGATTGGATCGTAGACCCTAAAGATCCTGTTAAGAATCCACTTGATGATTTCGATGAGGATGAAGATTAAGCGTTGGTTAGTAATATCCGACCTGCAGGTGCCATATCATCACGAGGCAGCTGTAAAGAATGTTATCAAATTAGCAAGGCGAGAGAAGTTTGATTCTGTATTGGTGGTTGGCGATGAGATGGATTTCCAGTCGATTAGCAAATGGAGTGAAGGCACACCTCTGGCTTATTCAGAGGACCTACACGCTGATCGTGAGTTATGCAAGCAGATACTTTGGGATCTCGGTGAGTACAGTCCAGAGATGCATATTATCCGCAGTAATCATACTGATCGCCTATATAACACTTTATTAAAAGTACCTGGGTTAATTAACCTACCCGAGCTGCAATACCCTGCCTTTATGGGCTTTGCTGAAATGGGTATGACTTATCACCGCACAGCTTATGAGTTTCACGATAATTGGGTGCTCTGCCACGGGGATGAGGGCAGTATGAGCCAACATGCTGGAATTACCGCCTTAAACCTGGCAAAAAAATTTGGCAAATCCTGTCTTATTGGCCATAGCCACAGGCTGGGTATGAGTGCCTATTCAGAAGGCGTAAACGGCCATTACAGGGCCTTATATGGGGTTGAGGTAGGAAACCTAATGGATCGCAAGAAAGCGGCTTATATCCGCTATAGAAGCGCAAATTGGCAGATGGGCTTTGCTATACTAGAAGCCGTAGGAAAGACCCTGACACCGACCCTGGTGCCAGTTAATAAGGATGGCTCATTTACAGCTCTGGGCAGGTACTACGGGTAACATCGTTACCAAATCGTTATACAAATACGCCCTTAAATAATCCACAAAGTCATACACAAGTGCAACACTATGCCTGTACCGCAAAGTATGCGGACAGTTAGGGCTATATGGAAACAATTTACACGATGATGTATGACGCTATGGAAAACTTGCATAAAGCTAGAGATATGCAAGATCCAAAATTAACTAAAGCTGTTTTAATTAACTTGTACTCAGTTTTGCCTTCATATATTGACGCTTTGGAAGACGTGAAAATATGAATAATTGGTTAGAATTTAGAGATATTGGTTTTGTAATTATGTGGGCAATTATGGGTTTAATTTTAATTGCTTGGATTATCCACGAAATTAGAGATACAGCATTTCAAAATGGTTATTGGAAGGGCCGTGCTCAGGGGTGGGAATCTCACCGCAGACTAATGAACACCAAGTTAAAGTCAGACCAGGTATTTGACTATGACAAAAACTGAGAAGCTGCTAGCCGATGTTGTCGATCTGGTCCATTCAAGGGGATCGGTCTACGGTCATCCTTACACAAACCATAAGCGGATCAGTGAGCTCTGGTCTGCATACCTCGACCATCCAGTTACACCTAGTCAAGTTGCATTATGTATGGCACTCGTCAAGATTTCTCGGATTAGTGAATCTCCAAAACACGAGGACAGCATCAAAGACGCTATTGCTTACATTTCGATATACCAGACCGTGCTGGAAGCAGAACTCGATGTCGCATTTACCTGGGGGGATGACTAATGGGATTTGATTTGAGCCAATATGAAACAGTTGAAGAACGTTTGGAGAAATGGTGGAAAGAGAATGAAGACGGGTCTATTCAAACAGAATTGGTTAATAGGCCGAATGCTAATCCAGATGAGTTTGTGTTTGTGGCTCGCTTATACCGAACTACAGCTGATGCGGTGCCAGTTGCGACTGGTTGGGCGTCAGAGATCCGCACTGGTAGCAGCTTCAATAAGTTTGCTTGCGAACTTGCAGAAAGTTCAGCAATCGGGCGTGCTTTGGCTAACTACATCTATTCGAAAAAAGGCGCAAGACCTAGCCGAACTGAAATGGAAAGAGTCGCAAATTATTCTCCACCAGGAACGAGAGCTAGGGCTGTAGAAAATGTATTACGTGCATCATTTGCAGAAGATAAAAAAGAACCAACAGTGTGGTCAATAGGTGATGCTGTAGAAGCTATACCGTTGCCACCAAAGCAGCAAGAATGTAAACACGGTGCGATGATACTTAAAGAAGGCACTGCCAAGACAGGTAAACCTTATTTTGGTTATGTTTGCAGCGCACCTAAAGATGATCAGTGTGATGCTCGCTGGCATAAATTGACAGCAGCTGGATCTTGGTATTGGGATGGGGGTGAGTAAATGGGATATGTGGAGATTATTGATGGCTCAGGTTACCTTGCACGTTTGGAAAATAACAAAGTAACCATAGAGCCAACAACTGACAGATGCGTTAGCTGTAATGATGACAGGCTAATACATTCTGGTAATTTCTTGGTTTGTACTATATGCCACTGTAGGCAATAAGGAGTTTACCATAATGCACACACAGTTCAAATGTAATGGTTGCAGTCGCAAGACCGAGTTCTTATGGCTCGATCAGTTGGATATGCCAGATGGATTTAAGGCCTATCAGTGTATGGATTGTGGGTGCGTAGGCGTTAAGAACATAGCCGAAGCTTTGGATATACCAGATAGCGATATATCCAGATGTGATAAGTGTGGTAGTTGGAAGTTTATTACCGTGGTCTGCCACACTTGCCAGTTGATTGAGAGTAAATAATGCCAACATATGAGTACAGTTGTAATGAATGCGGCACTTATGGGTCAGTGCATAGATCCTACGATGATGACAGCACGCCTATGTCTTGCCCGAAATGTAATTTGCAAATGTCAAGGATCTATAGCGCACCTGGGCTGATATTCAAAGGTGGCGGCTGGGGTGGTAAACAATGAGAGAATCTACAGATATTGATTGGGCCTACCAAAATGCGTTGCGCAAACAGTGGCTAATCCATAACCCAGATTCACAATACATAGGATGGATGTCAATATGAGTAAAACAATGAAATATAGAGACAATGAATGCTACACGCCGAAATGGATATTCGATAAATTACAAATTGAGTTTGATTTAGATGTTGCGAGTAGTAATAGCCCTTACGTACAAGTGCCTACAAAACACAAATACACTATGATTGATGATGCTTTAGTAAAGCCCTGGTTTGGCCGTGTATGGATGAATCCACCGTTTAGTAAGGTCACACCCTGGATTGATAAATGGTTAGAGCATAACAATGGATTATGCCTGGTCTCTTTAGCCAGTAATGGTAAGTGGATGAATAAATTATGGGATAGCGATGCAGCCTGTATGTACCTGCCTTCTAACATAGCATTTATCGGGGGCAGTGGCTTAGAAATTAAAATGAGGTGGCGCTCAGCTATATTTGCATTGGGCGCTGACAACATTAATGCTTTACGCAATTTAGGAAGGGTTAAATTATGATTTTAGCTGGCTATGTTGAGACTTGGTTAGACCTTGATGATATTGTGCCATTCTACGACACGCCGTCTGACCTGCGGTTATGCTGATTGATTTGACATCGTATGCTAGGCTCTAGTGAAGCAGTGGCTCACAAAGCCACAAGGCGAGCCCGCAAGGGAAAGCTCGCAAGGTGCTGGCTAGTTGGGATCGCCATATGTTTAGCCAACATTTTAGGCTTTGAAAAAGCACATTCCGTTGAGCCTCGTACTAACCATTATCGTCAGTGGGCCTTTATCCAACTTAATAACTTAGATGAGTTCTATTGCTTAGATGAGTTGTATTACAAAGAATCTAGGTGGAATCCAAAGGCTAAGAATGGTAGTCACTATGGCATACCACAAGGTAGATCAATATGGCTTAGTACAGTCAATGGCTTTAAGCAAGTAGAGTGGGGTATTAAATACAATAACAATAGATATGGTTCTATGTGTAAAGCATTAGAGCATTACAAGATTAAAGGATGGCATTAGTGGCTGTATATGGTTTAACGGTTAGAGGTAAATGCTATTGTGGAAAAAAAGTAAGGCCGAGGGGTCGATCTACTAGTGGTCAACAAATATTCGATACAAAATGCTGGTCTTGTCGATGTGAATATAGAAAACACAAAAAAACATATTGTGAATTATGCGGGTTTGTAGCTGTAGTACAAGCTCAATTAGATGTAGACCATATAGACGGTAACAGACATAACAATAATATAGATAACCTACAAACATTATGTGCTAATTGCCATAGATTAAAGACACACTTAAACGAAGATCATTTAAAGCGATGAGTGAACGTGAATTAGGCAGTGGTAAATGGAAGAAGCTACGCATACAGATATTAGATCGTGATGGATGGCAATGTGCGATATGCCATAGACCAGCGCATACTGTAGATCACATAATCCCACGTGTTAAAGGCGGGCCGATGTGGACAGAATCGAACTTACAAAGCCTTTGCAAATCGTGTAACTCGTCTAAAGGGGGCCGTTTTTTTAATAGCAAGGCGA